CAATGGTATGACGGGATTTTTGAAAAAGAGATAGTTCCACTGCTAACCAATTTTGACTATGACTTCAATAGTTGGTACAATCACCTGACTTGCAAAAAACAAAATAACTTGTCACAAGTGGATCCTAACAACATTGATAAGTTGCATAAACGACTTTACAAAATGTTCTGCAAGAAAGAAAAACAGGAACAAACAGACGAAACTAAGTACCCAAAGAATAGGTGTATCTGTGGGCCTAATGAAGAATACAAATTTGTAATGGGACCAGTGATATACTTGTTGGAGTTGGTCTTCAAAAAGAAATTCAAAGGGTATTGTTCTGGCAGATCTTGGACTGAGCGAGAAAACAACTTGAACTATCGAAGAAAATTGGGACTAATTAAAACAGTGCAAGGAGATGGTTCTGGATTTGATAGAACTCAGCATGATAGCCTCAAATACGTTGAAAAGAAGATATATACATGGTTAGCAGAGCATGGAAAGATCAAACACGTACCAGAGTCAGTTTTTGTGAGCCAAGCCTGTAGGGAAACTATAACCATAGCTGCAACCAATTCTTCCAAGGCAGGAAAATACTCTTATTATGACAATATGGGGTACGTTAACAAAACAGGAGGAGTGCAAACTGGAAACTGTGACACAACATTCGCTAATACGTTGAGAATGATTATGTACAACAGGTATGTTATGGAGTGCAAGCTGAAATTACATCCGGAAGAATACGACCTAGACGTAGCAGGAGATGACTTCGCCGTTTTTGTCAAACCAGACTTGGAAGACAAGTTGATACATTCTGCTTACCAACAAGTTTATACTAAAAACAAAACGGGAATACATGGGTTAGGCCAAATACTGAAGTTCTTAAGAATAGGCACCATCGAAGACATTGATTTTTGTAGCACTGAAACTTTTTGGAGCTCAAGCAAGAACACATACAAGATTATTAGAAAGGTGGACAGGTTCCTAACATTGACACCTTGGAGCCAAAAATGTTTGCGAATGTCTATAGAGGAACAATTTCATTACATGATGGAATTGTATGAAGCCAACAAACTTTGGATTGGCAATCTGCCCATCCTCAGTGATTATAACGAAATGCTCAAGACTTTTGCTTTTAAGATATTGCACACGAAGTTTGAAGTTGGTTATAAACCAAAATCTCCCAAATACAAACAAAAGAAGCTTTTGCCAGTTGAACAGAAATATGCGTCAATATATGCTGATGCCTATGGTGAAGCTTTCCAAAACCTGCAAAACACTTTTGGGGACAGTGAAGCTTATGCGATGATGGTAAGGATATCTGATAAAAGTGGATGCGAAAAGGATTTTCAACAGTACTTGCTGAGAAAGTACAACGTCTTAGAAGGAGAAATATTGTTGGTGGAAAGACAATTGAAGTATTATACCCAACACCTTCAACCTGATTATGAAATGTCATTACCTCTTCTAAGGAAAATGTGTGACTTTAAGAAGAATTACGATCAACTCCTTGATTCTGGAAACAAGGAAGTTGACTACTTTTATTAATGATTGTTACGTTGTTTTAATTGTTACAACCCATCATGTGGGGGTGTAGAAGTTGGCATAAATGTATAGAAAAATGTATGCTACACATGGAACACCAGCATGATCGGGGACTAGAAACACCCAATAAGAAAGATTAGGGGAGTGTACCCTATTTCTTTCGTTTCTAGTCGGTACTCAAACACATAGAGACACGTCACTTGGCCATAGACGTGGAGTGAAACTCTCTTATACGGGGAGTGTAGCTTTAAAAAAAAACAAAAAC